GGCCCAACTGCGACGTACTCGAGACCGGCGACGACTGGGGGCCGGCGTGCCTCGACGTCATGGTCGTCGGCTTCGACTCGAACACGGCGATCTTCACGGACACCTGGCGCGCGACCTCTGGCGGCGTCGACGACAGCCTGGGCAGTGAGGACGACCAGGCCGACGTCGACCTCGACCCGAACACCGCGGGCGAAGCGTTTAACTCGGTGTTCGCGGGCTTCCAGCTGTGGCTCTTCGACAGCGTGAAGGTCGGCAAGGGCGAGGCGTCCGGCTGGCGCATGGATTCAACGGTCGCGGACGAGGATCCCTGGGTCGTGTGTCGCGTCGTACTCAAGCCGCACGACGTGCCGTTCGCGCGTCGACACTACTACAGCACCGGGCGAACCGGGCTCACACATACACGCTCGACGGACTTCCCTGGTGATCATGGCGTCGATGATCACTACTACTCCCCCGGCGCGTGGAACAACTGGGTTATCTACAACAAACTGGAGCCGCGCAAGGACCGCGCTGGTGGCGGCACCGACGACAACTGGACGAGCAACGAGGAGGTCGCGGTCGCGTGGCACGAGTACGTCGTGCCGCTCCGCCCGTGCACGTACCCCGACACGACGCTCCTAAAGGTCAACTACTACACCGAGATCGACGAGAACTACACCGGGTTCTCGACGACCAGCGTCACGGTGCGATTCAAGGGGCGCGTCTACCTGACGACGAGCCTCACGGATTTATCCGAGGCGACCGTGCTCGTCGAGGACTGGGTTTCTGGCGCGATGTTCGCTCGAGGCACGCGGCAGTACATCACGGAGGAGATCGAGCTCCCGGCGTTCTCGACTGACGTCGAGGCGTACATCGTGCTCGTCTGGGGCATGGTGTTCGAGGATATTCCGCTTCCGGCGGTCCACTACCCGAACCCGACCGAGTGGGTCACGGTCAAGAACCTCACCGGCGCCGGCGACCTGGGCGGCAACATGCGCGTCGCGCGCAACGATGGACCCGAGAGCGGCAACAAGGACGGATACGCGCCCTGGGTCGAGTTCTCCGATTTCCTCGTGCCCGTGGCGCGCCCGGATCCGCCGGCGAACCAAACGCGCGCGACCTCGATCGTGATCGATCCCGGCGACGTGCCCGGGTACTGCTCCGGCCTCATCGACACGCGCGGCGCGACGTCGCCGATGCACGCGTTGTGGTGGGAGTTCACGCCGGACGCTGACGGCGAGTTCATCTTTCACGTGTTCGGCTCGACCGCGCAGACCGTGGTGAAAGTGTGGAACGACGCCGCGGACGCCGTGATCGAGTCGGTGCAGGAGGACGAAGATCTTGTCGGCGGGATCGGGTGCGTCTCATGGTGGCGCGGCAACCTCACCGGCGGCGTCACCTACCGGATTCAGACGCGGCGCGGTCGCGATCAGAACACGTCCGCATGGTCGGGCCAGGTGCAACTCTGGGTGGAGACCGTGCGCCTCCCGCAAGCCGACGACATCTTCGTGCCCGAGGGCAACGGGAACACGATCATGGTCTGGCGCGAGGGCCACCTGATCAACGTGTCGGCGTTCAACGCGTCCGGCTGGGTCGCCGGCGGCGTCGCGATCGACTACACGGGCAGGCCAATGCTCGACTATCGCAACGTCGGCGATCCTGGCTCGCACGACCTCGAGCACACCGGCGAGCGGCTCGCGATCCTGATGCACGACACCGCGATTCCGCCCGGCAACCCGTACGTGATCATCCTCGACCTGTTCACGCTCAACCCGAACGAACAGCCGATCGATTACATCTTCTGGGACGGCCAGGTCGGCGTGACGCCGTTCGGCGCGGGCTCGCTCGAGGTGGACGCGGCCGGCTTCATGTACGCCGGCTCCGAGGGCTGGTTCAGCAAGGTCGCCGGCGGCACGATCTCATACGAGAAGAGCCAGCCACAAAACCCCCAAGACGCGGCGATCTTGAAGTTCGACCTCGCCGCGGCGTGGTACCAGTCAGGGTTTGAGGCCGAGCCGCCCGGCTACCCGATCCTGCTCTTGGCCGATTACGAGCGCACCGGCACCAATTTTGTCCGGCTCTCGATCGATCTGTCGCGGCTCCTGTACACCTCGAGCGGTTTCTATGTGACGCCCGAGGACGGTGAGGGCACCCTCGTCAAATCGATCACGATCGACGGCGCACAACTCCCCGACGAGGTGAGCCCGATCACGCCTGGCGCGGGGCCGAACGCGGGCCCGAAAGGGATCTGCCCGCTCTACACGGGCGGCTTCCTCTTGTGTAACGGACAGGTGGTGCAACGGTACGACGACGACGGCGCGCTCGTGCAGACCTACACGCCGAGCGGGCCAACGCCGCAGTCGCTCTCGGATATCGACCTGACTGCCGATCGCCTGCACTTCTACTGCTACGACATGGGCGTGAGTCGGTTCTACAAGATGCGGATCTCCGACGGCGTGCAGATCTCGACCTGGTCGACGTTCGGCTACCCGGGCTCGTCGCACTCGTTCGTCGTCTATCGGCCGGATCGATTCGTCGATGTGCCCGAGGTGCCCGAGGAGTGCGTCGTCGAGGTGCCGTCGATCGGGTGCCTGGACGATCCGCCGCCGTCGGTCTCGTGCGCCGACCCGACCGCGTCGTCGACCGGCGCGACCTGGTCACCGACACATTCACCCAACGTGCAGCGAGTCGGCTTGAGGGGTTCCTAGCCATGACACCAGAACAGATCGCGAACACAACGCTTCTGCACCTCGGCATCACGCTCGAGATCGTTGACGTGGACGAGCTCACGCCCGAGGCGACCGTAATTCGGCGTCTTTACGATCACGTGCTGCGCGGGTGCCTGCGTCGCCACCCCTGGAGCTTCGCCACGAAGTACGCCGACCTTACACTCGTGCGCGGGCCGTTCTGGGACACGGACCCGTCGGAGCTCGTGCTCGTGCAGGCGTACGACGCCGACGCGAGCTACGTGATCGGCGACGTCGTGCGCCAGGCGTCGGTGAACTACTACTGCATCCTCCCGGTCAGCGGGACCGCGCCACCCGACGCGACGTACTGGTCGACCGACGCCGCCGACGCGCCGAGCTACGCGAACGGCGACTGGATGTACGGCTACCGCTACCCGTCGGACTGCCTGAAGGGGCGGCGCATCGTCGACGACGGCATAGGCCGCTCCGACCACGAGCCCGAGATTCCCTGGCGCCGCGGCCGCGACGAGAACGGTCTGCTCATCTACACCAACCGGCCGGCGGCGACGCTCGAGTACACGATGCTCGACTGCATCGACCTCTGGACCGACGACCTCTTCCTCGCGTACTTCACCTGGACGCTCGCCGGCGAGTGCTGCCCGGGCCTCGAGAAGGCGCAGAAAACGAAAGCCGAGTGCATGCAGATCGCCGAGGTCTGGTACCGGCGCGCCGGCGGCTCGGACATGACCGAGCAGCAGCAGGAGCCCGAGGACAACGACGCCGAGTGGATTCGGAAGCGGTAGCCCATGGCACTAGAAGCGATCGTTCATCGTGCGTTCAGCGACGGCGAGATTGCGCCGGCGCTCTCGGCTCGAGCGGATCTCGCGCTCTATGGGCGCGCGCTGCGCACGTGCCGCAACTTCCTCGTGCAGCGCCATGGCGGCGTCGCGAACCGATCGGGCACGCAGTTCGTCGCCGAGGTGAAGGACTCGAGCGCCTCGACCTGGTTGCTCAAGTTTGTCTACAACGCGACGCAGACGTACGTGCTCGAGCTCGGCGAGGGTTACATTCGATTCTTTCGCGACGGCGAGCGGATCCTGGTGTCGGGTGTCTCGGCCTGGTCGGGCGCGACGACCTACAACCCGGGCGACCTGGTCGACGTCGCCGGCACGAATTACTACGCGATCACTGAGAGCCTGAACCAGACGCCGCCGAACGGTACGTACTGGTACCCGCTCACCGACAATATCTTCGAGATCCCGACGCCGTTCCTCGCGAACCTGCACCTCGTGCGCGCCGTGCAGGACGTGAACGTCGTCACGCTCACGCATCAGGATTACCCCCCGCAGGAGCTCACGCGGCTCGCCGACACGCAGTGGACGCTCGCGCCGATCATCACGCAGCCGTCGATCGAGCCGCCGGCGTCGCCGGCCGCGACGCCCGGTACCGCCGGCGCGCTCAATCCGATCTACCTGGTGACCGCGGTCGCCGCGGAGACGTTCGAGGAGTCGATCGCGTCGGCGCCGGCGACGTGTGCGCTTGCCGCGGAGCCGACCGACCTGGCGCCGAACGTGATCACCTGGACATCCGTCTCGGGCGCGGTCGAGTACCGCGTCTATAAGGACCCGCTCGGCAACGGCACGTTCGGCTACATCGGGACCGCGACCGGCGTCGAGCAGTTCAACGATGGCGGGTTCGCGCCGGCGTTCGATCTCACGCCGCCGCAAGCGCGCTCGCTCTTCGCGTCGGCCAACACGTACCCGCACACCGCGGCGTACTACCAGCAGCGCCGCGTGTTCGCCAACTCGCACGCGCAGGTCGCGACGTCGTGGGCCTCGAGGATCGGGTTCCCGTCAAACTTCTCGATCCGCTCGCCGCTCCAAGACGACGACGCGGTGACCTGGGGACTGAGCGGCCGCCAGGTGCAAGGGATCCAGCACCTCGTCGGCCTGAAGCGGCTCCTCATGCTCACCGACGGCGGTGAGTGGATCGTGCACGGTGACGAGGCCGGCGTGCTCACGCCGAGCTCGATCCACCCGGATCAGGATGGCTTCTCAGGATCCGCGGCCGCGCCGGTGCCGACGGTGCTCGGCTCGACGGTGATCTTCACGCAGTATCTCTCGCGCGTCGTGCGGAGCTTGCGGTTCAACGCCAACTTCGACGGGTTCGAGTCGTCCGATCTGACCATCTTTGCGTCGCACCTCTTCGCGAACACGGTCGTCCGCATGGATGCCGCGCTCATCCCGTTCTCGATCGTCTGGTGCGTGCGTGACGACGGCGTGCTCCTGGGCCTGACGTATCTGCCGGAGCTCGAGAGCTACGGCTGGCACCGCCACGACACCGGCGCGAGCGGCCTGTTCGAGGACGTGTGCGTCGTGCCTGAAGGCAGCGAGCACTCGGTGTACGTGCTCGTCAACCGCACCGTCAACGGCTCGACGGTCCGGTACCTCGAGCGGTTCGCGCCGCGTGTCGTGCCGACCGACGCCACGCTCGAGGATCAGATTTTTCTCGATTGCAGCATCACGCAACTGGACACCGCGACGACCTCGGTCACCGGGCTCGACCACCTCGAGGGCGAGGAGGTCTACGCGTTCGCCGACGGCCTGGTGCAGGGCCCGTTCACGGTCGACGGCGGCGAGATCACCCTGACGACGGCCGCGGCGCTCGTGCACGTGGGCCTGCGCATCACGGCGGAGCTCGAGACGCTCGAGCTCGACGTCGCCGGTACCGACGTCCGCGCGAAAGAGAAGCGGATCCAGTCGATGTCGGCGATCGTCGAGAGCTCGGTCGGCGGCTTCTGGGCCGGGCCCGACGAGGACCACCTGCACCGGCAGCGTCACGATACCTGGCTCTCGGCGACTGGGCTCAAGAGCGATCAGTTCGAGGTAAACCTCACGTCGGCGTTCAACAAGCACGGGCGCACGGTGATCCGTCACGTGGACCCGACACCGTTGTCGATTCTCGGGCTCATCCCGAAGTTCCAGGTCGGAGGATAGCGATGCTCGGCACCACGCTCGGACTCATTGCGCTCGGCACCGCGATCGCGGGCACCGCGGTCTCGGCCGTCGGCCAGGTCAAGGCCGGCAACGCCGCGAAGCGCGCCGGCGACTTCAACGCGAACATTCTCGAGCAGCAGGCGGGCGACGCGGTCGTGCGCGGCCGCGAGGAGGAGTCGCGGTTTCGGACGCAGGTGCGCAGTCTCATCGGCTCACAACGCGCTGGCTTCGCCGGCCAGGGCGTCGACGTCAACAGCGGGAGCGCGCGAGAGGTGCAGCAAGACGCGGCGCGCCTGGGCGAGCTCGATGCCTTGCAGATACGGGCCAACGCGCAGCGCGAGGCCTGGGGGTTCAACATGGACGCGGAGAACGCACGCATGGGCGGCCAGGCCGCGCAGAGCGCCGGCCGATGGGGCGCCGCGGCAACGGTCACCAC